AGGTGCGGGCAGACGCCGTCGCCGTACGGATATGTGCATGGGTAGGCGTCCGCCACGTACTCCGTCTGCTCGTCGTAATACACGCACGGGCCGCTCGTCTGCGGCCGGACGATCTCTGGCTGCCGAGTCGAGAGCCCGAGCAGTTCCCGGGCCTCTTCGGGCGTCGCGAAAATAAGAAGCATCACGACCGCCTCCCGTCAAGGCACGACTTACAGAGCGCCTTGTTCTGAAAGAGTTTCGAGAGTTTGGCCTGCTGCGCCGGGACTATGCCCCCGCACTCCTCGCAGACCTCCTCGCCGGGTTTCAGTGTCGGCGGTGCAGGCGCGGGTTTCGGCGGTTGAGGCACGGGTTCCGGGGTCGTGACCGGTGGTGTCTCCGGCGCCGGGGTCTCGGGCGCAGGCGTCCCCAGGCAAGGCACATCCTCCTCCTCGATGCTGCAGAGTCTCGCGACGTATGCCCGAATGATAGTCTGCGTATTCTCGTCGGCGTTGCGGAACTGCCCGATCAGGCTCCCCGCGGCAAATCTGACCAGTTCGAGGTAGTCTTCAGAGGAGGCGATCTCCGCGCCGAACTCGAAACGGAAGTTATCGTAGTTCCCGAGGTTGATCGTGCCCGCGATAAGGGCGTTTTTGGGTAGGAATGTCATTCCGGCACCTCCACCGGAGCGACCGCGATGCAACCGAGTTGCCGGTCGCCGAACCGCGCCTCGCCGTCGAGCCCGATCAGGAGCAGGTGCGTTTTCCCGTCGCGCTCGACGCTGCCGACCTCGACGTCGTCGTAGCCGCAGGCCTGGAGCGCCCGCAGCGCCCGGAGGACGGTCTCGATCCGATACTCGCCGACGTGGTGCGTCTGGTCGCCGTCCTCGAACGCGGCGACGTAAAACGCCCCGGCAGGGACGCCGGAGTCTGCATAGGTGCCGCAGGGGAGTGCGGGGATCATTCCGACCCCTCCGGGCGCACATACTCAACCGTCGCACCGAGATCCTTGACCTCGACCTCACAGCAGTCATCGAACGTCCCCTTGCCCAGCAGAGCCTCGGCCTTACCGATCGCGACAGTCGCGCACGCGACGAACGTCTCCGCGCCGAACCGGGCAAAGAACCGTTCCGGGATCACCGTGCGCTGCTTGCGGGTGCGGACCTTGAGCCGGAACGAGCCCTGCTTGCTGATGCCGGCGGCCTTTGCCTGCTCGATGCACTGGCGCCGCTCCTCCTCGCAGCGCTCGATCCGGCGCTTGATCTCGATGACATCCGGCCGCTCGTCGAACTCGCGCTGCAGGGCAGCGAGCGCCTCCCGGTACTCATCGGCCCGGATCCGGGCCATGAACGCCCGCTCCAGGAGATTGTCGCTGGTCATCAGCACCGCCCCCACTCGGCCTGTATCTCCTCTAGCACGGAGACGGGGAGGTCCTCGACGTACCGCACCCGGTGGATGCGGCACCGCTCGCCCAGGGCCGCGGCCCGCTCTTCGCGCATCGCGTCCGCACAGTCTCGGCAGATCCCGTCGCTGCTCGCGGTCGGCGCGCCGCAGGAGCGGCAGGTGATCATACGATCCGCGCGCCCCGGGAGCCCTGCCTCGCGTGCGGCATGCTCCGCGGCCGCAACTAATATACGATCGAACGTACCATTCTGAGCGTCGGTTCCCGCTCCCGGATTGCAGGCGGCAGCGCAGTGGCCGACATAGGAATTCCTTTTCGTCATATTTTTACCCTCTCCATATCGAGGTATGCCCGCAGCGCCATTTCCGTGGCAAACGATGCGGACACCCCCACTAATGAGGCGTAATCTCTGAGTCGATCTGCAACCTCCTGACTAACGTAGACCTGGAGCTTTGGTTTTGGTTTCGCGCTGTTCCGCTGCCTCATATTCATAGATCTACTCATGGATATATAATGTATCCGGTTTGACTCTACTCCGACGATGGCCGTTTTCAAAAATGTGCGGATGTGAGGGCCGCGCCTCACAGTCGCGCCCTCTCGATCAGCGTATGAATCTTGTCCGCCATCGTATCGCCGTACTTCATGGTCGCGGCGAGCCGGTCACGGTCGGCGCGGTAGATCCGGATGTTGACGTACTCTACTTCGTGAGGATACGCCAGTTGCTCTGGTAGTACAATCAAACGCTTTCCATTCTCGAATTCTACGATAGGGTACCCATTGTTTGCGAACCCTACGAATGTTACGATTTCAGAATACACCTTGTTGTTACGTCGGTCTCGGAAAACGAGGAGTTCGCCCTCCTCAATCTCTCTGAAATTTACCATTTTACACCCTCCGTGCTTTTCCCCGAATCATCTGGTACCGGGCACCACATTCACAAATCCATACTTTGTCTTTCCCCGACCCCTCGGTCTGGGTGATTTTTCTACCACACGAACATCTCATTTGTTACACCTCTTACATATACATATTAGTTGTAATAGTATATATAACTATCGTTTTTGCAAATTCACTCCTGCTCAGCTTCTGCTTGCACACTCCTGCTCAGCTTCTGCTTGCATGATTTCGAGAGCCGCATCGAGGCCGGCCGTGCCATCCTCGGCGAACTCCTCCAGCGCCCGGACGAAACCATCTGTGTCGTGCTCCCGGTCGAGGCGCTCGATCTGCTCTGGTGTCAGCGCATCTTCGGGGATGATTTCAACCGGGATCTCGTAGAGGTCGGCGGCGCAAGCTGCTGCGTAGCGGTGCGACCCGTTCAGCGCCCGGAGGCCGTCCCCCCAGGGGTATGCCACGAGCGGGCGGCCGACCCACCCGCGCTCCTCCATATCCTCTTTCAGCGTCTGGAACTTTGCCTCATCTAGCATCTCGTGCAGGGGGATGATCTTCGCGAGTTGTACAATCTCCATCTCTTACACCTCTTACAATACATATATTAGTTGTAATAGTATAAATAACTATCGCAAGAAGGGCAGAACGAGGCACATAGGGCACGAGAGATCGTAACTTTCCACATGAGAGAGAGATCTTAAAAAGTTACGATCCTAGATACCCTAACTGCCCTCGCCGGATCAGAGGTGCGCTTTCCGGGCGTCGAACGATCCGATCACGGTAAACGTCCCCTCGACGGCGCGCCGGGGTAACCAGATCCCGTCGCCGTCCAACCACTCGAACGTGCCGTTGTCGTGCTGCATCACCACGAGCAGGTGATAGACGTCGACCTCCGGATCGTACTTGTCGACCATCCAGTAGCCGAGATCCGCGTCGGCGGCGTATTTCGGCTCCAGCAGGTCGGCCGGCTGGAACTGGTTCTGCGGCAGGCTTGCCAGGTATGCGAGCGCCACGACGAGCAGGATGGCCCCGATCACCGCGGCGATGCGCGCCGGGGTCCAGAAAGATGATTGGGAGTAGGTCATGAGAGAAAATGGATCTCACACCAACGTCTGGGTTACAGGCGTCTCCGACGTCGGAAGACGGGAAAACGTGGCACAAATTCTGCAATTCCGAATACCACATTCCTTGTTCGTCTTGTCTTGATCAGACATGGCCTTGATTTCAACGATCGACCCCCACATACCATCATCATATATGTCTTTACTCGCCTCTTGCCAACCTGTACCAGTAATAACAAATCCTCCAACATTTACCCCATCCACGAATATTTGGGTTTTTAGAGAGGAATAGGAACCCAGAACGAACGTCTCTTTGACTTGGGCTTTAATGCGAATCCCGCCCCGAAGAACATTAGACGGCATCAAAAATTTCGCTACTGTCTGCCATTCCGAAATGTTCCCCTCCAATACATTTGTAGAACTCGCCTGGACCGTGTTCGATGGCGTACTGAGAAAGAGGATGTTGGTGTTCCCCACGCAGGTGACGTCCGAGGTTCGGATCACCCCAACGTTCGTGATATTCTTCCCGCCCCAGTCCTTGTCCGCGTCGATCGCGATCTGCGACAGTTTCGGGAGCGTCGCATCCACGTAGGATTTCGGGGCGGCGTCCGTCCCTGCGCTCGGCGCCGGCAGCCCGGTCAGCGCGTTCCCCTGCATATTGACCGGCCCGGTGATCTCCAGTTGCGAGGACGGGAGGTAGGTCGCACACGCCCAGCCGCACAGGGTCGCGTCCCTGCGCTCGTCGGTGATATTCGCGGCCTGGACCATCGTCGCGCCAGCCGCGACGAAGATTTGCGCGAGCGACAACTCCCAGGTCTCCGGGGTCCGGGTCAGGCCCGGCGGGACCGGGGACGGTGCCGGAGTCCCTTTCTTAACCAGGATATCGATCGTCCGGCCGGGCGAGGCGTTCAGCCGCACCACCACCCGGTCGATCCGGGGATAGGTCGCGTGAGCCGCCGGCACCGACAGCGTCAGCGCCGCATCATTCTCGCAAAATCGGCCTTGCACCATCGCGGTCCCGGTTGCCACCTTGACGGTCATCGCCGGCGGGTCCGTCACCGTGACGGCCAACTCGCCGCCGTCGCCGTGGACGATCCCGTCCCGGATATGCTTGCTCAGAATCCTGCTCAGGAGCGCCGCCGAATACACCCTGTCGGGGTTCTGCGGGTCGCTCACATCGAAAATCCCGTAATTCAGTGTCATCGTCTCATCTCCGCGTTCTCTTTCCGCATCGCCCGGACCAGACTGATCAGGTCCGGCCACTCTTTCCCAAGTCCGAGCACAATCCGCCCGGATGGATACTGTTCGGTCACCGCAACGATCCGGGCCTGCATCGAGCAGATGCCCGGGTACTCGGCGCTCACGATATCGCCGAGGTCAAAGTCCGTCATGTAGCGATACGTCGGGGTCGGGATATACTCGACTTCCAGGGTTGTCGTCTCCCCAACTTCCGCGAGTTTCTCATCCCCGCGGGCGATCAGGGCGTCGGTCGCGTCCAGGTCCCGGGCGTCTACAAAGACCTCGCGCCGGTCCCACCCGGTCGCGGTCCCGACCTCCACGATCTCCCGGTCGGCGGCTTCCCCCTGCCCGGCCACGACCGCCAGGGTCGGGGCGTCCGAGAGGCAGGCCCGGTACCCGGAGACCAGGCAGTTGCCGAGTCGCGGGGAGAGGAGGACCTCGGCGCTCCGATCTACCCCATCCAACACGGTGAAGACGAACTGCTGCCCGGAGAAGTCGTAGCCGATCTCCCACCCGAGCCCGGACTGGAGAGCGATCTGCTCCAGGAGGTCCGGGAGCGCCTGGAACCGGGCGGAGACCGTGACTAACGATCCTCGACCCTGGTCGACCGGAGCCAACACCAACCCAGGGATCGCCCGATCGGGATCGGTCGGGTTGACCGCGTTGACGTCGACGTAATGCCGCATGGCCGTCTCCCCGACAACATTTTTCTGCTCGTCATACCCGGTCCCGGACGAGACTCCATGCAGGCAGATCCGGTCTTGTAGGATGACGCCCGCCTCCCGCCCGCGGACCGTCCAGTTCTCACTGATCTCCCCTTCTTCCGTCTGTTGGCCCTCGATACTCTCGATCCGGCCGACCAGGTGCTGACCGCGTCGGGGGAGCGAGACGAACCGGCCTTCTTTCAGATACTCCGCCCCGGTGGCATACCGGTTGATGACGGCCTGCCATTCTCCGGGAGAGCGCCACCGCCGGGTCCATTCAATCGCCTCATACGCATCGATCACCCCGAGCAGCGTCAACACGCCGCCGGACCGCTCGTAGACCCGGAGGGGCTCTGGCGGAGTATCGGGGGCAACCAGCCCGGGGCCGATCACCATCTGGTACGATCCGGCGACCGGCAGAGTATCGGCCGACCCGTCGCCCCAGAGGATTCGGATCGTGACGTTGTAGGTGCCGGGATGGACAGTGTCCTCGGCCGCGAACCGGCAGACCAGGACGCCCAACGGGTTCTCGACCTCCATCTGTTTCCGGATCTCCCAGACTGGGTACTGCGCGTGGATCGCGATCAGGTGGGCGGTCGCTCCGGCGAGCGGGAGCGGGTGCCCGGACCGGGTCAGGGTCAGTCGGTAGGTCGGCCACGTCCCGGCTTGCTGGATTTCGATATCGACGGCCATCTATATCTCCTCGAACGTTATGTTGACGCCGCCGGAGACGTCCGGTACCGCATACGACCGCCCGGCAAGATAACCTCCAAGCCCGGCGATCGCTGCCAACCGGTCCGCAGCGACGAGAGGATCCCGCGTCGCGGCAATGGTTGCCTCTGCCCCCTCAACAGCCATGTGTCGAGACTGGAGGGTGCCGGGGCAGGAAAACCGGGACAGCCCGAATCGCCGCATCCCAGGAACCAGGTACGACGGAGCGGTGCCCAGGTATGCATGTGCATCCAGCCAGACCTCCAAGGGGATCTCTACTGCGACGGTCCGGGGTGCCGCTGCAAACGAGCGAGTGGCGTCAACAGTAGCACTCTCGCCTGCAACCTCGACGACACGAGATTGCCGGGTACCGAGGCAGGAAAAGGGGGAGATGGTAAACCGCCTCATACTTCCTCCTCAGGCCGGGGACGGGCATAGTTCTTAACATATGCCCCATCCTTCCGGAGTTCAATGTCGGTCATGCCAGCGAGTCCTCAATGATGAGGGAGTAGTAGCCGGTCGTCGGCAGGATCAGGACGGCACCGTTGCCGAACGTCACGATGATCTCTGCCTGGCAGGTCTCGCCTCCGTGGTACTCATCGGCCTCCCGGGTGAACTGGCAGAGGCCGGCGGTCGGATCGAGGATCTCTAGAGATCGGTCGATCACGATCTCCCCCGTGAGCCGGGATTTTGCGACCAGGCGCACCTCGGCGCCGGCGAGGGGGAGCGGGGTCGTAGGGCTGTCCGGGCGGTAGAGCGTGATCTGGTAGACAGGCAACGTCGAGCCGCGCTTGAATTGAATATCGGTCATATGGGGTACACCTCCTTGAACATCACTGAAACGCCGCCGGAGACGTCCGGTACCGCATACGACCGCCCGGCAAGATAACCTCCAAGCCCGGCGATCGCTGCCAACCGGTCCGCGGCGACGAGAGGTTCCCGCGTCGCGACAATGGTTCCCTCTGCCCCTTCAATAACCCCGTGTCGAGTCTGCCGGGTGCCGGGGCAGGAAAAGGGGGAGAAGGTAAACCGCCTCATACCTCATCCACAGGCCGGGGACGGGCATAGTTCTTCACATATACCCCATCCTTCCAGAGTTCAATGTCGGCCAACGTCAGCGAGATTGATGGGTCAGTGGCGTCCTGGAACGGAGTATCATCATAGTCCTCCGGGCCGCCCACATAGAACGTATCGCCCGATAGTTTGAGCGGCGGGACAGTGGGGTGCCGGAGCCGGCGATAGTGGCCTATATGCTCAATGGCAGCGCCCTGATCGACCGTGTGATAGATGAAGGCCGGATAGTCTCGGATGCAGATAACCTCATCCTCAATGCCGGCATGCGTGGCCCCCGGGGTGTTACGGAAGGTGTAGAGGGTGTTGCGGATCTTGAAGTCGAAGTGGATCAGGGTCTTGACCTCAGCCCAGGTGACTTCCTCGTAGGCAGACAGATCCGGCTCGAACACCTCAAGATCGTAGGTCGGGATCTCGATCCCGTCGTCGTCCTCAACCACGCCAGTCTGAATCTGGCGGGTGAAGATGTCCGGCACCTCCACGATGCCGGTATCGTCGTCATAGACCTCTATCACCGAGCAGGGGAACTCTGCCGGCACCGGGCCACGGAGTAGGCGGCTCATGCTACCACCTCCTGCTTCCGGACATGGAGACTGTCGATGTAGACCGCCGGACTGGTGCCAGCCGCAGATCCTTTGACCCCGATGTTCGTCAGGGTGTTGCGGTCGGCCTTGACCCGATGTCTCCCTGTCGGAGCGAAGGCAGCCGACAGACCCGGGCAAGTCTTTGTGCCGGTCGCATACTCGAGTGAGGCCGAGACCCCGGCGGGTGTCTGTGCGAAGGTGGTCAGGGCTGTCCCGACTACCGTGGATTTTGCGTTCGGACTGATGACAACAGATCCGACCGGGATCTCGGTGCCGGGGGTGATGGGGATGTAGACGGACTCTTCTACCCCATATCTCGCCCCGCCCCCTATCGGCGGGATGCAGGCAGCAATGCCGTTCGAGGAATGTAGTTCCTTGCCAATGATCAAAACTTTGTGAATATATTGATTAATGGCATATGCATGTAATCCACTATATCCAGTTGAATATGTTGAATCGGTTGCTGATATGGTTTGTTTTAAAATGCCATTTGCATCATATAGCATTGCCTGAATAGTTGTTCCAACTTTTAACATCCTTATAGTAAACATATCTCCAGCAGTCAATCCAGATGCAACTGAAGTAATCGTTGTTGATGTGCCATTCTCCACTCTTCTGATTTGGAATGTAGATGTGGTAACGAGTATAATATAACAATTACGTGGACCATTACCTGAGATTTCACCATCCCAATTAAATACATAATACAATGTGCTTCCAACATTAGTTCCAATGGTCATGGTAATTTCAGCATATTGATCTCCGAATTTCAACCCATTGAATTTCATTAATGTAAAATCTGATGGTCCGGAAGTAATCACTAAGCGTCCATTGGTTACGTCCCATGTATAAGTTCCAAGTAATGCTGTAACTTCATCACGACGATCCCATTGGAAATCATACACGAGTTGGGTTCCGGTAATCTCCTGTGTCCCATCGTGATATGTCTCAAGCATTGCTCCTCGGTGGATGGGTTTGTTGTAGACTCGGGTGCCGGAGATTTCGAGGTTTGTGATCTCATGTGGTATTGTTCCTACATTCGGACACATCAATGCTACATACGATGATTCGATAATCGGTGTTCCAGAATCATCAATGAACGAGAACGTTTTATCATTTACTGTAATATTAAATGTCCCACCGGATTTGGTGATCGTAATATTATAAGTTCCACCAAGAGTAATACCAGTTAACCCATAATTTGTCTTATATGATACCCCATTTTTGTATAGAGCCAATGATGATGTATCTGCTATGAAGTATAGGATATACTTGTTACCAGAGTCGGAAAACAACTCTGTCTTAGGATACGCCTCGCAAAACCCGACAGCAATGCGATATCTTCCCGATTCCTCAGATGCAGATGTGGGTGTCCAAGTGAATGAAATGGTTTGTTCTTTGAATCTAGCAAGAGGGAAATACATATATGTGCTTGAATTGCCCCACAAGAGTTTACCATCGGATATTGTAACGGATGTCTTTGGACCTAACCACCGTCCAAGTGAATCCTCACTAAACTCATCCCTGAGCCAGAACGGTTCAGTCACCTCGACATTCGTCCGTCCCACGATGGATTCAGCGCGAATGGAGATATTGTCTATCGCATAGGTCTTGCTGTTACCGTTAGCATACCATCCGGTGTAACCCTCTGATAACGTGGTGAAGAGTTTCCCAGTAGGTGTTGTTGGTTTAACGCCGGAAGCATCGTATATGTAATACCAGTAGCACCCTTTGTCATCCTTCTCTATCTCGATTCTTGCGACATCACCATCATCTAATCCAGAATCGACACCTTCCGTAACCGTAGTTCCAGATAAGGTTACGAGGTTCCAGTTCCCTGCTCCATCGGATTGCAGACCTACTCCGATACCGTTGGTCATTGCAGGATCGGTAGCGTGAGTGACCATGCAGATGAAATCCCCGTCTGCACCGACAGGGAGCGTTACATCAAATTGTTGTGCGCCTTCACAGAACTTGTAGGACTTCAACCTGCCGGATGCTTTCCCATTCGCTCCTGTCGCTGTGGTGACGTTCATCCGTTTGTTGGCATCGTCATAGGCAACTGTTCCGGTGACTGCCTGATACCGCTCGGAGGTATCGGTGGTGAAATCATCGGCGTAAGAGATGGATGGAGTAACTGAAAGTCTGTAAATTTCGATTGGTGTTTTAAGGTTGTATGTTAAGATACGGAATGTTGACATTTCTGATAATTTGACAGGTGCACTCGTGGTCCAGGTGTATCCATATTCCGGAATAGATATTATCATATATCCATTCTTATCAATGGACACTTCTAACGTATAACCCGCGGCAAGACTATCAAAGTAATCTTGTGATGATGGGAACTGTTTAATTCGTGTCCATATCACAGGTGAATTAAGTGTTACAATCCCCATATATAATGAATCTGTGTCTGGACCACCATTATACAGCGCGACTCCAATCCTTTTAGTATAATCCTCAGATACGGGAAATTGTGAAGGTATATCCCCTCCAAACATGAATTGTATCTGATTAAACCCATTAACCATAGTCCCAGATACACCGGGCTGTTTGATATGAGCCCTAACACCATATCCAGCACTATTTTTGAATTTTATAGGGTAGAAGTAAGTATTGTTGTAGACTTTAATATGATCTGTGACATACTCAACGGAACCATCTATGACTTCATAACCACCCAACGAATCAACGCTGAAATCATCCTTCCAGAACTTCCGCTCGACATCACCGTTGTCCTTGCTGATCGTGTTTACCGGCAGAACCGATACCAGATATTCAGCATGGAGGGTTGATGAAGGGTTGAACTCGATGATCGTCGCGGTGAGCGCCGTCCCGACCTTCCGGATGATTTGTGTCCCGGTCGTCGGGGGTTCATGGGTCAGCGTCCCGCTGCCGGCATAGAGTTCCTTGCCCGGCGAGAACGTCCAACTGTCATTTCGGATCAGACCCCGAAGCAGGAACATCCCCTGACTGCCGGCGGCAATCGTGTCGGAGACCACCAGGGCGATAGTGCCGTCGAGGGTGGCGAGGGTGGCGGGATTGGCTTTCACGAACTTACCGCTCTCCGCGAGCACCGCGAGATCCCCGAATGCCAGATTCTCGCCCGCCTCGGCCCCTTCGAGGACTCTGCCGGAATACGTGTGGTTGGTGGTAAGGTCCAGGGATGCCTCGACTATATGGGAGCGCTGGTATGTGAGATGCTCGACTATCGAGGCATGGTCGTATGCGGAGATCCCGCGGAATGCAAACGTCCCGGCGGGCCAGGTAGTCGCCGCCGGAGTGCCTGGCAGCGCGGTCACTCCCTGCAGGATGTTACCATCTTTCCCGGAGTACCGGAACTCGCCGGCAACCGCTCCTGCAAGGCAGACGATGTTCGGGGCGTCGGGGAGTTTCGTCGCATCCACGACGGTCATCGTAGCCTCACCGGTTGTATACGGCGCGGCAAGGGTAGTGTACGGAGATCCGACCTGGGCCGGATAGAGGTCAGGTAATCCCATCTACGTCACCTCCGGTAGGTATATGGTCAGGACCACGGCCCCGACATCGGCTGCCAGGACCAGGAGGAGGGGTTCGACACTCTCGGCAGCGGAGAGTGGGTCTCCCCCGCTCGCGGTCTCGAAGAGTTGCACCCGCTCGATCTGGCAGGGCAGGGTGACGTCTGCTCCCGTCACCGGTAGCGAAAAGGTCATCGGCGTGACCCCGGTGGCCGAGGTGCGATGATTAGCCAGGGCATACCGGGCACAGGCGGCCGACCCATCGGCCGTCTGGAGTTCAGCGTACCATTCGATCACGGGCGTGCGCTCACGGAGCGCCTCATACCCTTTTGCGTTGAGTTTGACTGTCATATCTAGACTCCTGTGTAGCGGGATGCATACTCGATCGTGACCTCGACGCTCCCGCTCGGCGCCGAAAAGGTCACGATGTTCACACCAGGCTGCAACCGCCAAAACGTGCTCTCGGCGGTCAGGTACTGCATGGCGTTGGTCTGAGTGCCGTTGCGGGCCTGGAGCCGACAGATCAGGTTACCGTACGTGGTGTCGATGACGATCGTCTCCCCTTCATCGACCTCCATCTGCAACCCGATCTTCTCCCCGGTCGAGAGGTTCTCGACCACCGGGTTAAGGCAGGGCCCGGGGATCTGGATCTGGACGGGGGCGGCGATATCGCCCTCGTTGATGATGACCCTCGTCGTTCCCTGGACTGCGAAGATGCACGGGAACGAGATCGGAAAGGTCGCCCCGCCGGTCAGCCCGGCGAGCGGCAGCGTGGTCGCTTCTGCGTCGAACCAGCAGGGGTCCGGCGCCAGGAGATCCACAATGGCCTCCTGCCAGGTCCGGCCCTGCGCCTGCCGCCCGGAAGTGAACGAGGGCGAGCCGGAGAGGGCCACGCACCGGAGCGCATACTGCGACCCGTCCTCCTGCGTCCAGACCAGAGTGCCGGCCCCGTTTCGCGGATTGAACGCGGCCGCGATCCGCCGGCGTTTCTGCTCGACCCCTGCCCGGTCGGCAGCGAGGAGCAGGAACCGGATCATCAGCGTGCGGGGCGACAGCCGGACCTGCTGTAACGTCGTGCCGTCCTGATACGCCCCTCGCCGAGTCTGGATCTCATTGTCGGTTCCGCCGAACCCGTCGCTGGAGAGGTAGCGGAACATCGGCTCAGGAGCGGCCTGTGACGGGTCTGCGATCACCAGCGTGTCGCCGTTCGCAGCGTGCCAGGTCAGGTGCATCAGAGCACCACCTGCGTCCCGATGTTCCGGAGGGTGCGTTTCGTCTCGTTCATCATTGTGCTCGCGTCGGCGGCCGGGGAGTAGACGTTAAGGTTCTGGATGGTAACCCCGGGCGCGTTCCGCTGCAACCACGCCTGCGCGGCTAAGGCGTTTGCGGACTCCACGACCTTGTCGCCAACGCGAACGGTCTCCTGTGCGAGTTCCGCGTATTTCAGGATCGCCTCGTCCGACCAGATGGTGTCGTTCCCGCGCACCACCGGTCGGCGGTCTCCGGACGACTGTGTACCCGGGGCAGCAGTCTGAGCAGCGCCTTGCTCCCCCTCGGGTGCGCCTCCTGATGCCCCGGCCGCGACCGACGCTGTACTCCGGGAGGCCGCCGCGAAGGCGGGCGAGCCGTAGGACGGGATCTGGATGTCGCGGACGGGAGGCTGAGGCAGACCGCCAATCGGGTTGCCGTTCTCGTCATACTCGACATAGTAGGTGCGGCCGTATGCCGGATGGGCATCCATAAATTTGACGTATTCGGCCCATGTCTCCGATTGATATGTGGCCGAGTCTCTCGTCAGCATGGCCATAAAGTTCTCGTGCGCGATCTGTGCCTCTTCCCGCTTTTCCAGCGCAACGTCGAGTTTCTCCTGCTCCTCTTCGAGCATCCGGCCGATCTCGTCGAGCCGCTTCTGTGCGCTGGAGATGCTCTCGCCGTTGAGCGCCTCCTCGATCTCAACCCGCTCCTGCTGTGCGTCGCTTGCCGCTTTGAGCGCCTCCTGATACCGATCCTGCGCCTCGGCAACGTCAAGCACCGCCTCACGTTCGCGGAGGAGGAGGTCTTCGAGTTTCCGCTTGGCATCAGCGTCGCCTCCTGCGGCTTCCGCCCGCATCTTCTTGATCTCTTCCCGGATATCGGCGAGGTCGCGCTCTGCCCGGATGCGCCGGATGTCTGCCCGCTCGACTTCCCGCTCGGCGTCCTCGATCTCCTTGTCGATCCCGAGCGCTTTGTCGATCGTTTCTTTCAGTTCGTTGTACTCCTTCTGCAGGTTGGAGACGGCCCGCTGATGTGCGGAGACGGCTTTCGACGCCTGCTCATATGCCGTTTTCGCCCCGTCCGCGAGACGACGGGCCTGGAGCTCGGTCTCCCGGATGGCCCGCGCCGCCCGGATCTCAGCAAGTTCCTGCTCCTTCGCGGCGAGTATGGCATCCTTCTGCGCTTGCGTCATCTTGCCGAGGGCGACCGTCCCGTCCTTGATCGCGTCGGTTGTATCCCTAAACTCCCGTGTCAGGTCGCCGGTAGCGAGTTTATGCCAGCGGGTCTCCTCGGCCGCATACCGGGTCTCGAACGCTCCGTGTCTGGTGACGACGTTCTGCGCCTTGATTGCCTCGATGTTGGCGAGGATCTGCTGCTCCCGCTCCTTGAGTATGTCGATCTCGTCCTCGATCTCTTCGGTCGTCTTGCCGGTGAGATCCGCTGTTTCCCGGAGCACGGCGTTATACTCTTCCTGCGCCTTGGTCGCGTCATTCGTGGACGCAATCAGCGGCAGGAGGACTGCACCGAGTGTAGTCACGCCGATGATGGCGAGCCCGATCGGGTTTGCGGCGATCGCGGCGCTGAACCCTCTCGTCGCGATCGTGGCGGCGATCGTCGAGGCTTGATACGTGCGGTAGAGAGAGATCAGTTGCCCGACCGAACCGGCGAGGGTGCCGAGCCCCCAGATGACCGGACCGGTTGCAGCGGCGAGGAGTCCGGTGGTGACGATGACGCGCTGGGTGCCTTCATCAAGGCCTGAGATCCAATTTGCGAGATTCGTCACACCATGGATGACGGGCAGCAGCGCTTCGGCGATCAGGTCGCCAAACGCAATGGATAGGGATTCAATCGCGCCTTCCATCTCTTCAAGCGTACCGCCGATACCCCCCTTCATGGTCTCGGCCATCTGCTGCGCGGCACCGTCACAGGCTTCCAGGGCCCGGGTATAGTCCCGGATGCCGTCGCCCCCGGACCGGATCAGGGTGAGCATCGCCGGACCTGCCCGGTCACCGAAGAGAGTCATGGCGTCGCCGGTGGAGATACCTACGGCGCCGAGCGTGTCGATGATCTCGGCGAGGCTGTGCACCTGCGGGTCGACGTCGGCCGCGGTTAGGCCGTAGGTGGCGAGGATATCGGTGGCCTGTTTCGTCGGGGATAGGAGGGATGACAACGCGCCCCGGAGCGCCGTGCCGGCCATCGTGCCCTGGATACCGGCATCACTCATTATCTGGATTGCAGCGGTCGTCTCCTCGATAGAGAGCCCGGCAGACGACGCGACCGGTCCGACGTAGGCCATCGCGTACCCGAGCTGCTCGACAGATGTGTTGCTGCTGGCTGCAGCCTTGGCGAGGACGTCGGAAACGTGGGCGAGGTCTGAAATCTCCAGGTTGAAACCCGTGAGGACGTTGGTCGCGATGTCGGCCGCGGTCCCGAGATCCATCGCCCCCGCGGACGCGAGGTTGAGCATCTGCGGTGTGGCCTCGAGGATCTCGTTCGTGTCGAGCCCGGCCATACCGAGGTACCGCATAGCCTCCGCGGATTCAGTCGCGGACCAGGCAGTTGAGGCACCAAGATCGATAGCTGCCTGCCGGAGCTTGTCGAACTGGTCCCCGGTAGCCCCCGTGACAGCCTGGACCTTCCGCATGGAGTTGTCGAAGTCCACCGCGGTCTTGACCATCAGCCCTCCGGTGAGGGCGAGCGGGGCGGTTACCTTTAGCATGAGGTCAGAGCCGATGCTCGTCATCCGCGACCCGATGGATTTGAGGTTGCCCTCTAACCCTTCGGTGCGGCGCACTGCCTCGTCATAGGCCCGAGTCAGCCCCGCGACATCGCCGACGATCTCGACGACGAGTTTCCCTGCGCTTGTTTCACCGACCATCTATCACCCTCCTGATCCTGGGGCCATACCGCTGCTCGATTCGTTCGACGTCCGGCTCGTCCCCCTCCTCTGAGGGCGGGCTCACGCCGGTCTCCGGCGCTGTTACCCCCGGGAGGTCCCTCGAATACGCATCGAACATGATCACCTGTGCCCATGATAGGCGATCGAGGCAGTAGTCCGGCGTCCACCCATACGTCCGGCACAGGTGGGCAATGATCCGACCTGCCTCGATTACGGGTTTTTTGCCTCCCCCTCCTGGTCGTCATCCTGTCCGCCCCCCCACCGCCGGAACGCCTGTGCGATGACCACCTGCGCCAGCCCCGCGAGCTGCGGCCGGGTCAGTTTCGTCTCCAGCCACTCGGCGGTGATCTTGGGGTTGGACTGCTGGCAGATGGCCGCGATCGCCGGGATCATCTCATCGTCGGGGATCTTGTCCCACCCGCCGTGTTTCTGCGTCGCCTGCGCTAGGAGCAGTGTGCCGCGAGCCGGGACGATGGTGAGATCGATCTCCTCAATATCGTCGCCGTTCCCGATCCTGACGATCACCGGTTTCGGCGAGAGGGTGGAGAGATCGATAATCTCTACCATGTCACACCTCACGCCGCCGGGGTCTTCGGTGCCTGCATGTCGACGATCTCAAAGAGCTGCTCCCCTACCGGTTTCGTAGTGTCTTCCACGCCGGTGAACTCCAGCGGGATCACCGCCGCCTCGAGGTCCGCGTCCGACGAGAACGCCTGCTCAAGTCCCTTCGTCACCTGTGCTTTGTATACGGTGACCTGATAGGTCTTCCCGGCGGCGTTGGTATTCGTCAGCCGCACGGAGACGTACCCGATATCCGTTTTTCCGCCGGTCCGGAACGTATCCTCTCCAGCAGCGCTCGTAACCGTGTCGAGCGCTCCCCGGAGCGCTGCGAGCCCCGTCAAGGTCGGCTCCATCCATTCGCACGAGACGACGACGGTCTGTGCCTTGACCTTGCGGATCGGTGGCGCGTTGTCGGGCGCGATGGTTGCGATCTCGATCTGTTCTGCGAGCCTCACATTGCGCGCCGCCCCTATCTCCACGTACGCGGGTGTGGTCTCGTCGTACGGTGCAACCTCAACTTTGCACGATCCAAGCCGGATCGCGTCCTCGTTCTGAATTTCAGTCTGGAATTTTGCCATGCTTAAACCTCAAGATACGTGACGATGACGTCCACGGGGATCCAGTGGATCCCGGTCGTCTCGTCGTAGTCGTCATGCTGTCCTGCGTATCGGACGTCCTCGATACGCGCCCCGTCCCGCACGCCGCGGTAGCCGTGCAGGGCACACCGCACCGCGTCGGCGAGGTCGGCCGCCTCGCGCCAGGACTCGGCCATGCAGGTATACTGCATCCGGGCCTGGACGATACCGGTCAAGCCGTCCTGGGGGCGGCTGATCATCTGGTAGACGATCGCCGGAAACGTCGGCTCGCGGGGCAGGTGTCCCTGATAGGCGCGGGATCCGATGATCGCCGCGACGTCCGGGTCGGCGACGAGGATCGCGCGGAGGATGGATTCGATCTGCATCTAGCCTCGCCTCCGTATGATATCCCCGATTGCGGCGCGGAACTCGGCCACGGCAGCGCCCCTGTTTTCATCGAGTGCGGGCCGGATGTGCGGGCGGGCGGCCTGATTGTAGACGCGGCCGAGTTTGTCCGGGCCGACGAACCCATACTCAAGTCGTCGGGCCTGCGGGGCGTCCGTCCCCACGACCACGGTGCACCGCTCGGCGGTCTTCTCAGCGGTCTCCATCTGAAACGACCGGCGGTAGGTACCGGTCTTGTACGGGGTTCTGCCACCCTCGGGGACGGTGATCCGCACCTGGTTAAGCACGGGGAGCGCCGCCGCCCGGGTAGCGGCCTCGAGCGCCGGGCCTTTGATGTCGTCGGCGAGGGCGCGGAACTTCGCCGCGAGGTCTTCGGCGCCGATAACGTGGACGCCCGGGTCGCTCATCGGAACCACCCCCCGGAGGCAAGCGCGGTAAAGAACGCGACAACCATTGAGACGATCGCCGCAAGTGCGCCGTCTCTCCCGGTCTGCGAGTCCTGTCGCGCCTTGATCTCGTCGATCCGCTCGTCCTGCGCCCGGTTGGCCTCCTTGATCTCCCGGAGCGTGTCTTTGATCCACCGGACGTCCTGCCGTGTCTCGTAGACCATCTGCCGGAGTCCGTCGTCCGTCACCGCACCACCTCGCAGGAGAGTCGCGTCATCGTGTCGAGGATCTGCTCCACGAGTAGGATGTCGTAGGTCGTGCCGCCGACGATCGCCCGGTCGCTCTCGACGATATCGGCGTAGTGCCCCTGCAGGGCGATCGAGGTGTTGGCGACGACGTAGGTCTGGTTCGGGCGCTTGATCTCCCGGCCCTTGAGCGGCATGACGTTGCACGGTACATCGGTGTGCCGGTCCGTCCAGGTCTTGACCACCTGCCCATCGGCGTCCACGGTCTCCGTGAGATACTGGATGGTGCAGCGGTCAGGGAAATGGCTCTCCAGCGCCCCCATGAGCCGGGGGTCAACGATGCCCTGCATCAGATCAACCCCCACGAGTCAGGTGCGATGATCGAGCCCGGTCCGGGGATGATGTCGATATACACATCATCCTCGGCCGCCTCGACCGCTGCCCGGGCCCGGAGGCTCTCGGCCTGCTGATGCAGCGCGTTGGCGACTGCCTGCCCGTTTGTTTTCAAGCCGTTGACCTCGATGTACTTGAGGATCAGGGCCTGCGACGCGGCGATCTGGTCGAGAGCGTCGGCGGCCGCGAGCCGGACGTCCTGCCCGTTGAGGTCGAGGAAAACAGCGATCTCCTCGTCAGAGAAGATCTCGTTGTCCGGGTCGCGGTCAGTGCAGAGGAGCCGCACCAGGCCAATCGGCGTCCCGGGGATGTATGTAAACGTCATGGTTTCGGCTCCTTGAGGCGCCGAGTCTTCGGCCGCGCGCCCTCGGTCTTTATAAGGGCGATGATCTCATCGTTCTGCTCCACAATCCGGGCGAGATAGACATCCGTAGTGGTTACCGGGCGCGGTAGGCTGTCCATGTCAGATCACCCCCGGAAAAAGAGGGTTAGGAGGATCCCGCCCCGGTGGAACCCACAGTGAAGCGGTAATCTCCCTGCCTGCCGCCGAACACCGCCCGAACCTTATACTGGATCGTGTCGGTGTCAAAATCGCCGTCGAAGGCACTTGCGGCGGTCCCGGAGAGCCCAACTGCGTTGGGGCTCTTCATGAAGATCGCCGGCGCTTCGTGCCCGCGAAGGTGCGCGACCTCGACGGCGGCCCGCCCCTCTGCCGGGTCGGCGAAGAGATACCACTGCGTGGACCCGTTTGCGGTTGATGCGAGGATCGGCGCGTAGGGGAGTACCGCAACTTTGAGCCCGCCGGCCTTGATCCAGTTCGCGGTCTCGATCTCCTGTTCGGATGACCCGCCCCCAGTCAACTTTGCCTTGATCGTGAGCGCGTTGACGATGTTGTTGGCAGTCACTTCGAGCGCCGGAGGCACTGCGAGGACGGTCGGCCGGTTCAAGATCGGCTCACCCCCTGCGTCGGTCATCTCACTCATCGCGGCAAAGCCCGCTTGCACTCCGGCGACGGAGAGCGGTTCGGTGAGGAGGTTGCCCTGATTCGCGGAGTAGAGCGTGATGTCAGGGCCGTTGGGGCCGACGATCAGGCTGGTCGCAAACTTCTCCTCCGTCCGCGCGGCGGCCCGACCGAACCGCTTCGGGATGTCGGCAAACGCGCCCATTGCGTCGTTCCTGATCAACTCCCAGGAGAGCGGGATCCGCGTCCCGTATTTCTTGACCCTGAAGGTGCTCTTCGACTCAGTGAGGTGGGTCGCCGGGTATTCGCTCTGCTGCCCGACCTCCGGGAGCGTGCCGTCGCCGCCCGCGACCTCATAGCGAGCCGCGTCGCGGAAGTCCGGGACGGTGCTCACCATCGCCCAGTCGCGGTAGGATGTCGGCCAGGCCTTGTATGCGCCGACCATGACCTGCTCCATCGCGACCCCCATCAGGAGGGGGAAGTCGCTGGTACCCATCGCTTCGGCGAGCCGGTTGATCCCGACGTCGCCTCGGCTCGTGGCCTCTACGAGGTCCAGGGCGCGACAGACGCGGTTCAGGAGGTCGGCTTTGTTTTCTGCACGGGCGAGTGCCCGACTGACCGGAGTACCCGCCTCCGCGAAGAACTGCTTGATCGACGCATCGGTCGAATCGACGGTTTCAAATACCTTATCCATCATCATTCAGATACCTCCTTTGAGGACGACGGGGATCGTCGCGACGACCGGATCGGTCGCACCCGCGGCGATCGCTCCGAGCGCGACGCCGAACTCGGCGCCAGCGGACGCGTTGGCGTTGATGATTGGCGCCCCACTCGACGGGAGAGTGTAGTACACTTTGTCCCCTACGTCGATTGCCACGTTCGTGGTTCCGTTGTGTCCGGTGACAGAGAGCTTGAAAACCCCCTTCACGCGGACGGGGGCATTTCCTGCCGCATCGCGGTCCTCCATCGCGATGCCTGCAATGGTTCCGACGACGACCGGATCGCCACTCTTAGTTCCCTCCGGGACGGGGAGCGGGATCGTGTCGCCCGGATAGTAGACCTCATTTTTTGCCATGCTCAGTATCCTCCAAATACTTTGATTCGCTCTGCAAACGCCTTTTCCGCCTCTTCGAGCGTCATCTCGGTCGGAGCGCCCGCGCCCATCCCGGAGACCTTACCGGCGCCGAGATTCGCGAGATACTCGGCCTCGCTCTTGATTGCGGCCTCGATCTTCGCGGCGTAGGCCGTCTCGTCGATCTTACCGTCCTTGACGACCGGGTCCTTCGCGAGCGCCTCGGCAACCCGCGTCTTCGAGATCTCCGGCAGCGTTGACGCCTTGACCTTCGCCTCAACAAACGTCCGCGCCTCGACGAGGAGCAGTGCCTCCTTGAGCCGGGCGTTCTCCGCCTTCGCCTCTTCGAGGGCCTTCTCGGTCTCGGCGAGTTTCTTCTCCTGCCGTGCCTGCGCCTCCTTGCGGGCGCTGTCGTTCTCGAACTCCTGCCGGAGCGCCTCGATGATCTCAGGGTGCTCCTTGCGGATGGATTCGAGCGTCAGTTTTTCGGGTTTCTCTCCTACCATTTGGATTCCTGCTTCGGTTTTTTGTTCATCTGTCGGTTCTGGGGGCCGGGCGGCCCGGAACGCCTCCGCGATCGCCCCGCCCCGGCCGGGCACGGTCACGAAATCGACCGAGCGGGCGGCGACGATCCGGGTGATGATGTCACCCTTCTTCCCCTCCGCCTCGCCCGGCTTGCTCTCGCCCCACACGTAGTGGGAGAGCCCGATGTACGGTCCCATCTCGGCGACGGCGTCGCGGTAGGGGGAAAACACCTTCGCCCGGGCATAGACTCCGGGGCCTTTTGGCCCGCGCTCGTCCCACCAGGCGTCCTCGGTCAGGACGCCGGCGAGGTCGCGGAGGTCGCGTTCCGGCCGGTCCTTTTCATCGGTTTTGCTCGGGTGGTTCCAGAACATCTGGGTCCCGGCCGCGTAGACTCGGGCGTTGACCGCCTGCTGCAGGACCTCGCGGGAGTAGTAGCCCGATGAGCCCCACCCAGGGTCGATGATCTTGATGGGGATCGTGCCATTGTCGTCGGTCTTTGCTTCGATGAGCGGGACGACGTCCGCTACAAACTCTTTCATGTCGTTTGTCACACTTTCCATCACTCCGTTCATGTTGCCGGCCTCCGGCGGTACAGGGTGGCGCACCGGCACCCCGGGAACCTGGGGGGGTGCTGGTGGCCGGACGGAAACGGCTGGTCGACCGGGATCCACCCCGCCTGCGAGTTTGCCCGGCACCCGACCGAGACTCGCTCGTCGCCGACGTCGGACCAGCGTTTTTCCATCTCCAGGCCGACGGCCGTCATCTCGTCGATGACCAGGCGGTTCCCGGTCTCGTACGCCTCGGCCGCTTCAGTGACCGCGATCAGTTCCGCCCGGTTGCGGATGTGCCGGGGTCGGGTGACCGGGACTGCATACTCGTCGTACTTCGCCGCGATCGCCCGGGCTACCTGCTGGTAGTTGTAGCCCTCCTCCATCCCTTGCGTCAGGATACGGGTGAGGTCGTCCCGGGTGGTCGCGTCGATCTCCTCGACGGACGCGGCCGCCTGTGCTTTGATGGCGGCGATCGCTCGGGGGTTTTTGAGGTCAAACGCAAAGCTGACCCCGAACTCCGCCACCCGGTGCTTCGCGGCGGCGGCGGCCGCGGCCCCGGCAGCCTCCTCGATCGGGGCGAGGAAATCGGCGAGTGTCGCCTGGTAGGCTACTTCGAGTGCCCCCTCGATCGCAGGGAGGGTAGAGGCCTCGCCGAGGATCCCCGGGCCGATCCGCTCAAACTCGCGCATGAAGACGGCCCGGTGCGCCCGGAACGCCTTCGCCATCTGCCCGGCGAGCTTCGTCTCGATAGGTTTGAGTGCCTGGTCCCGCTTCCAGATCTTCGTCAGGGTGACGATGCTTTCGAGGAGGTCGCGGAGCGGAGTCATGCCGACACCTCCCGGAGGTAGGCCTCCAGTTTCCCGATCGCCGTCGCGAGCGCCGCCTCGCTGTCGTCAGCCTGCTGGTCTTCACCCTCCGGGAACCACTCCTCGACGAGGTCGGCGGCGTGTTCTTCTCCGAGGGCGTCGAGGAGCATCCGAGTCAGATACTTGATCGGGATCGTGCCTGCCGCTGCGGCGCCCTTGAGCGTGCCAGCATGGATGATGGCATCGACCTGCTCGGAGAGGTCGCGTTCGAGGATCGGTGGGAACTTGACCTCGACCGCCCTGTTCATCGGCTCCCCCGTCTCCGGATCGATACCGAGCGTCACAATCCGGTCGCCGTCATCGTCGATCTCGACGGTCGCTCCAGCACGCAGCGGCCCGGACGGCATCATCGCGGCCTGGTCGATGATATAGTCGAGGATGTTGCCGAGGATCGACGACCAGAGGCGCTGCCTAGCGGTGAACTGGAGCTCCATCGGGCGCTCCATGGACTTCGCGGTCGCGAGGTTGCCGGTCGAGGGGTCGCCGGTGAGGTAGGGCTCGTTGATGCCGGTCGCGCTGCAGACCATCAGCATCAGCCGGCGGGCGTCGTCCATGCTGGTCGTGACGCCGGAGGTCTTGATCGGCTCGAGCTTCGTCCCGGGCGTCGTCACAAACGTTCCACCGACCGTGCCGCCGCCCTGTGCCCGAGCCTCGGCGAGCCCCTGCTGCAACCGGGGGATCATCTCCTGGAGTTTTGAGACGGCGGCGGTCGCGGCCCGCTTGTTCGCACCCGTGAGCTGCATCGTAAACTTGCTGAGCGCGTCGGTGATCGTGACCCATTTCTCCAAAAACACCTTGTAAGCGTTTGCCCAATCACAGGCCGCGTAGAGTTCCGAGACGCCAAACTGCATGTCGTCGAGCCGGTTGACGCTGACATGGTAGATCGGGGTATCCGCCCGGACCGGGATGCCAGCGATGTATGCGGGATGACCGCCGCGAGGGTTGTACCGCCAGTCGGGGTAGTAGGCTTTTTTCGGCTCGACGGTCGGGAACCCGGTTGAGGGGTTGACGGTCGTCACAGTCCAGGTGCGGAGGTAATACCAAGGGTCCTGGGCGTCCTCGGGGTTAGTGATGACGGCCTCGATCTCGTCGAACGGGATCGTACGGACCTTGACGTGGCCGGTGCTCGGGTTGACAAAAAACACAAAGAAGAGGTTCGCGAATAGCTGGAGGCCGGTCTCCAGCCGCATCCAGGCTTCGACGTCGCCAAAGACGGTCCGGTTCGTCGGGTCCTTGAGGACCTTCTGTACGACGGTATCGACGGTCGGGTGCACGGCCCGCAGCGTGACGCCCTGCCCCCAGACATAGAGATTCTGGACTGCCACGGCTCGCTTGATGAGCGGGTTTTTGAGCCAGTATATCCGGACCATCCTGGAGATCGCGCGGAGCCCCTCGCGGGAGAAGTCTCGGGGGTCGCCGCCGATCCGCTGCCACCCCCGCTCGCTGAGCTGGTCCTCCAGGATACCTATGCGCTCGACGAGCAGATCGTAGGAGTCGAGGGCAACCTGCAGTGCGTCAGCAAACTGCTGGAGGTCCTGCGAGGTAGGAGCGGTGGAGCTCATGCGGTCACCTCGAAAAAGCCGTCGGCGGGGGTCGAACCCGCAACCGCTCCCTTACAGGGGGAGTGCGCTACCTGTTGCGCCACGGCGGCCAGATTGCTCATTTGCCAGTCTCCAGGCTAATTGCTGCGAGCCAGTTGTTCCCAGCGGCGACGATCGCACGAACCTCTTCCTCGGTGATGGTGCCGTCCTCGATCGCGTCACAAATGACGTCGACGGCTGCACGGGTCGCGTGTGCGGCCGCGATGGTCCGACGACCCCACGCCCGGCCGGCGAGGGCAGAGAGGATCGCGGTCCCGGCGATCGCGGCGACGGAGTAGAGGAGATCGAGGGGGAGCGCCTCAATCATTCGCCCCTCCCGGACCCGACGACCTGCCCGTCGCGGATCAGGTAGTAGCCGCCCGGATACCGGAGGGTAAACGAGGTTGCGCCGGCGGCCTCGTACTGCTCGATCTGCTCGACAAGCGATGCCTGGATCTCCTTGGTGTGGCCGTCGAGGATAAAGGAGCGGACGGCCGGAGAGATCGGACGCGGCCCGGGTGCGGTGCCGGGCGAGGTGCTCGGGGGCGCGAGAGGATCTGGAGGCGATGCGCGGGTGAAAAATGCGCGGATGGCGTCGACGACCGTGATCAGGAATGTTGCCAGTCTAGACATGTCGGAGCCTCCGATTTGGCTACAGATATGTCTTGGCGCTCTAAGCACTTAAATGTTGAAGAATTTATAAATTTGTAAAAACGTAGGTATTATATAGTAGGGGTTACACCGGGCTGATACTCACCTCGTCGCTATACATGACGACCTCGCCCTCGTGCGACCTGAGCGCCTTGAGTAGCTCCACGAGCGAGGCATGAGCGCCGGAGAGCGCGTCAACCTGGTCGTCGTGAGCGCCGTCCGGGAAATACTCCAACTCCTGAAGAAATGCCCGAATCCACTCGCCCCGGACCAGGATGACCTTGCCGTGCTCGGCGGCGCTGGAGATGGGTTTTGCCCGCAGGATCTTGCTGCCGGTCGACGGCCGGCCGACGACGGCAAACCCGGGCAGGGCGTCGACGAGGTTGTCGATGTGGTAGAGCGCGGCGCTGCCGGGCTCCTGCTCGACGATGATCGGGGTGAGGGGACCATCCATCGCGGCGGTCGCGGCCACGGTCTCCATGACCGTTCCGGGGCTCTCCTGGAGCCGGACGACGTCGAGGACGTAAAAGTATGGCTCCTTGTAGCCGAGGAGGAGGCCGACCGTCCAATCAGGATCTTTGTTCTTCGCGGTGCGCCGGGACCCGGCGAAATCCCAGTACCGGACGGCGATGTCGACGGTCGGGGCCTGGTCGACGATCTCGAACCATTCCCGCCGGAAGTACATCCCGGCGACCGGGCGGATCTTCCAGTTGCCGTTGAGCAACCGTTCCCGCTCGACGCGGTCCAGCGCCAAGAGGCGGGCGCGGTACCCAGGGTCCTTTTGCGTCAGCGCGGGGTTGTCGTCGAGTGTCGCCGGGATAAACGTGACTGACGTCGGGACCGCGTCAGGGTATCGCGCCTTGAGATCCTCGGCGGAGTCGGCCCATACGAGTTCGTCGCCGGTCTGGACGAACCAGCGGAGGACGCCGGCGCGCTCAGGGATCGGGTAGCCGGTCTCCTGATCGATCCACCACTCAATAAACTCCGCGACCCATGAGTCGGCGTCGGGGTTAGTCGTCGCCATGATGCGCGGTTTAACGCCGCAGGTGCTCCGGTTACGGCTGAGCATATAAAAAAATTGTTTTTTGCTGAAATGCGTCAACTCGTCAAACCCGATCAGGCAGATCTGCGAGCCCTGCCAGTCATAGCGGTTCCGCTCCCATTCCATGTGGGCGAAGGAGACCGCGGCGCCGGACGGGAACCGCCACTCGAGCTGCTGCTCTCGGGGCGTGCCGTTGAGGCGCGAGTATAACTCCTGACTCTCATCCCAGAGGCCGCCCTCGGCCCGGACCTGTGTGGTGGTCCGGCGGAAGATGACCGCGCCGAACCCGGGGACGTGGATCCACTGGAGCGGGGCGAGGAGGAGGCCGAAGGACTTACCGCCCCCGGCCGCTCCGCCGAATATCGTTATATCGGCGTCCGACTTCAGAAAGGCTTCCTGCGGCCCGGGTTGTGGGCGGAGACCGAGACGGTCCCAGAGGTCAGGGGGTGGCGTCGACGGCGAGAGCCGCTCAGCAATTACTCTAAGCGCTAATTTCGTAGAGTCGTCGGGCGAGCGGTTCCTTGACGTCATCAGGTACCTCTTCCAGGAGAATTGCGACCACCTGTTTAAATTCGGCGGACTGGGTAATATTCACGGTTATGCTCCGGGCCTGTTTTAACTCACCGGAGATCTTTGCGATCAGCTCGAGAGTGCGCCGGATCTCGCCGGAGACCATGCAGACCTCTTTGATCCCCTCCCCCTCCGCTCGGTCAAGGAGATCGTTGAGCCGGTCCTTGAGTCCGATGATCTCGTCGAGGACGGAGGCCACGTCGGCGATCTCTTGTTGCTCCTTTTCCTCGACGGCGTTCCGGATCTCTTTTGCGTCCTCTATCTCCTTTTTCCGAGCGACCTTGGCGATTTGGGCGGCGATGTGTCCGTTTCTCTTGTGCCGCCCTACCGCACTATATGACACCCCGAACTGTTTCGCTATGTTTCGCAGTGTTTCACCCGACACAAGTGCCTTGTCGATCTCGACCCGCTGCGGGTGGTTGCAGATCTTGCACTGCCCCCCGGGAGACCTATCCATTGTTGACCTCCTGCTCTTCGAGGGCGTCCAGGGCCTGCTCGATCACTTCGTCAAGGGTCCGAGCCTTGCGCCGGATCTTGAGGAGCCAGAGCCGGGAATGGAGGGCGGCCGAGATCGAGAGGGTCTTGGGCGGGGTCATGAGCGCCTCCAGTCAAGGTTCGACGCCGAGGTGCCGTTGAGGTCGATGGTCGCGGGCGGCCTCCTGTCTGGGGCGACCTGCTCCAGCGCCGCCTCGTGCAGTGTCCGAACCTCGCTCAGCAGCGCGAGGAGGTCGGTCCACCGGAGCACGGCGAGCGGCTCCCGCCGGCTCTGCTTCAGGATGAGGAGGGGGGCGAGCCCCTCCACCTCGGCGTTTCGGGTGCATTGTTTCCACCACGCCGGGAGCGCGATCGCTTCCTGCGCTTTGCACTCGACGCCGAAGGGGAAGATGGTTCGGGCGGCCGGCGAGAGGTAGAGGTCGCAACCAGACTGCCCCATCCCTGTGCTCAGGATGTCGCCCGGGTCGATACCGAGGCGGTCGACCAGGTCCTGCCGGACCGCCTGCTGCAGTCGCCGCCCCTTGGCCTTGCGGGAGGCGGGGGTGTTCGCGGTCATGGCCGCACCTCCTCTGGGACGAACGTCCCGACCATCTCAAGTGCTGCCCGTACCCGATCGACCTCGTCATCCTCGACCATGACATGGTAGTGAGTGAGGGGTCGGGCCGGGTCGGGTATGAAGGTCGGCGTAACACTTACAGTAGCAAGTGCCCGTTCGACAACCAGGACAAAACTCCGATCCACAGCGCATAGAGCAACCATCAGATCCCCCCTGGCACGAGTGGGGTATTTGGGGTATATAGGATCGTAACTTTTCCTATACCCCCCCCATATGGGAAAGTTACGATCCTATATGCCCTAAATGCCTTTTGGGGCACGAAGGGCACGAAGGGCACGAAATTCTGGAAAAGGTTCCAACTTCGAATGTTGTGGAACTCCTGAAAGTTCATACCCTTCGTGCCTTTTGGGGTATTTAGGGTAGGAAAACTCAGAAAGTTTTCCAGACACACTATGCCTGAAACACTTTCCGGTTTTTCCTGCCCTTCCTGCCCCGCTGAGAACCAAGCCATAATCTCCTCTTTCAACATCTCAAAGACCTGCCTGTAATGACCCTTCCGTAGCATCTTCTTCTGCCTCCGTAGCACTCTTTATGCGTATGCCAGTCCAGCACATGACCCCGCCGGTTTTGCGTTCACCGAACCCGCGCTCCCTGAGGTACTTTATCACCGTCCGGTTGCTGACCGGCCGCTCACCCTCATCCTCGCACCATTGGAGGTATATCTTATAGAGCGCCGACCGCGCGATTGTGCCGAGGGGGTCGACCTTCATCTCCTGCGCGAGGAACCTCCCGATAACGTCCGACTCCGACCGGAACCGTGCCGTTGCCGCGACGACCTTCGCCGGAGGCGCGAGTCTGCAACCGTTCTCCTGATACCGCCGGAGTCCCTCGATACACCAGTTCAGGATACCCGACCCTTCGGCCTCCAGCTTATCGAGGATGCCCGGGTCGCGCCGATCCTCCGGGATTGTGACGGTGAATGGCAGCAACCATAACCGCCGCCATATCCCCTCATCTGTGCCCCGGATCCGGGGCTCGTGGTTCGTCGCGAGGAAGATTTTCGCCCCGGGGCGGAACTCAAACTCGTTCTCGTAGAGCCTCCGGACGGTGATCGCATCGTCGCCGGTCAACTGCTTGACCACGCTCTCCGCGAGATATGCGCCGCTCTCTCCCTCCGATGCCGTGACGAGCCGGGCGCCGTGCAGTCGCGCCAGGTCAGATCGCGGGCCGTCTCCCCGGCGCACCATGAGACTCTCGGCGGCGATATTGACAGCGTAATCGCCCCATACCCGCGCCAGCGCCCCGATCGTCACGCTTTTACCATTCTTGCCCGTGCCGTAGAGGATCGCCATGATCTGCTCCGGGTTATACTGCAGGAGCGAATACCCACAGAGCTCCTGAAACCCTCTGATATATGCCGCGTCCCCGCCGAACACGAGGTCAAGGTGCGCCAGCCACGTAGGGCACTCGGCCGCAGGATCGTAGTCCACCCCGCAGCACTTCGTCAGTAGGTCCTCCCGTCGCGCCTCGCGGAACGTCAGCGTATCGAGTTCCAGCGTGCCGTTCTTGCAGTTCAACAGTTCCGGCCGGGCGTCGAACTCATCAGGAGTCACCGCGACGGCCGGGGCAGCGCAGGCGATCATCGCCTTGAGCCGCGAGAGCATCCCCGACGTGAGGGCCCACTTTCCGACCTTCTCGCGCCGGTCGTCTGTGGTCGCCGAAGCCTCGATATGGATCGTCCGGGCGACCCGCTTGGCAAGCGCCAGCATCCGGCAGGTCTCGTCGCGCTCCCAAAAAGAGCCGTTCCAAATGTACCATGCGTCAAAAGTCTTGCAATACCGGATCGAGTCCCGATACTGCGCCACGAGTCGGTCCCCGTTCCCGTCATCGGTGCACGGGAACTCCTGCGCCACCGGCGGCGGGGTCGGGTCGGGCAACTCTACACCGACGTCGATAGCATACTGGATCGTCCTGGCGTCTCGATACTCCCTCTGAGTCGCCTCCGCGACCATCCGCCGTCGTTCAAACTCCGCGATCACCACCGGGTGCTGGTAGATCGTCTTGAGGAGCGCCCGGGCCTCAGCCTCAGAGATCTCGTTCGGGTCGGGGATCTCCTCGGGGTAGATCGCGGCCCATCGCCGGATCTCGGTCACAACATGGCTCCACGACCACCCGTCGACATGATTGACCGGGGTTGCTTGGATGCGGATTACGACAGGCGCCTCTTCCGGCGCCTCGTTTTCCATTTGCTCCTCGTTTACCTCAGATAAACCACATGCTGCTATATCCTCAGGTTCATCGGCGGGCGTCGCATTGCAGAGAGTATCCCATACTCGGCCGAAGAACGCCGCACTAACCCTAGGACCGGTCTCGGCGTCCACCTCCGGCGGCCACCGGCCCGCGAGGAGGATCTCGACCCCGTCAGCGGTCCGGCGATCCCTCGGTGGCATCCAGTCCGTCCTGAGCGGGATATACACCGCGTCGTCGAGTGTGACGGCCGCCGCCACCCACTCCTGGACACGGTCCCGGAGCGTCGCGTCGGTCAACACGGCGCGGAATGATTGTGATTCGATAGGTATTTTTAGCACGATAGAACTCATGGGGTCGCCTCCGTGAGGAAATTCTTGACAACGTATTCACAAACTCCGGAATCGAGTTGTTCCCCGATGCGGAGCCGTTTCTTTGCGATCTGCACGTATTCGGGGTTGATCTCGATCAGGATAGAGGAGCGCCCGAGGTCCCGCGCCACCTTCGCCACCGTGCCGGACCCGCCGAACGGATCCAACACGACGCACGGAATGGTTTCCTCGCACCCGCATGTGCAGGAGGGTTGCCAGCCGATATCGCGCCGGTAGTAGCGCCGGCCCGTCATCCGCGACCTCCCGAGCGCGGATGCCGGGCCGACCTGCCCCCGCACGAGATCGTTCGAGTGGTCGTGCCAGCTCGCCCCGGTCGTGCCGCCGCCCTTCTCCACCACTCGCCGCCACGGCGCCCCGCACTTCGGGCACGCCCCGCGCGCGCTCGTCCCTGCCTTGATGCACGGCTCGACGAGTGCCTCCGGGAACGTGGCGAAGTGTGCTTCCGGCATCGGTTGCGTCGCAATCTCCCAGACCGTGCGGCGGTTGCGGCCGGCGGGGTTTCCGAAGAACTCGCGCCCCACGCCGCGATCCGTGCGGTTTAACCCATTACCGACACCAGACTTTCTCGGAGATTGATCTACCGATACATGCGCCTCCCGGATCGCGTCGGCATCGTAGAAGTAGCGGGGCCGCTTCGTGAGCAGGAACACATACTCATGGCTCTTCGTCGGGCGGTCGGTCACGCTCTCCGGCATCGGGTTCGGCTTCGACCAGATGATATCGGAGCGCAGATACCACCCGTCCGCCTGAAGGGCGAAGGCGATCCGCCAGGGCATCCCGACGAGATCCTTCGGCTTGAGTCCTGCATCCGGGCGGCGGTGCTTGTTCTCCTGCCCGGTCTTCACTCGCCCGCTGTCTTCGCGAGTGTGTCCCGGTTCCGGCGGGCGATCCGCTCCGGTCGTGCTCCCAGCATAACAGTCCCCGTAATTCAGCCAGAGCGTGCCGTCGTCGCGCAGCACCCGCCGGACCTCGCGGAAGACCTCAACCATCTTCTCGACATGCTCCTCGGGCGTCGGTTCAAGTCCTATCTGCCCTTTGACGCCATAGTCTCGGAGCCCCCAGTACGGCGGCGACGTCACGACACACTGCACGCAGGCGTCCGGCAGCGACCTGAGGCAGTCGAGAACATCTCCATTCAGGATCGTGTGTTTCATGCCACTTGCTGTATTAGTCAAAGTACAACTCCGCTTGAGTCCGTCGCTCACTGGCACCGCCTCCGGATCGGGCATGTTTTCCCCGGCGGGCACCGGGCGCGACCACTCCCGCAGGTGTCGCGGCTATCCGTCTCGTAATGCACCTGCCGATAGTACTCGCACACCCCGCGTCCTCTCGCCGATGGGATCGCGTCAGGCGAGGCCACGGGGTAGATCACTTCGATGCCTCTCGCCACAGCCCGGTGATACTCACGCACCGCGCCAGGGCTCTCGATCCAGTCCGGCAGGAGCAGCATCGCGTCGGTCGCCGGGTCGAGCCGATCGAGGATCGCGAGGTCGCCGGCGAGCCACTCCTCGTGCGAGACATCCGGGCAGGTGACCTCGAACCCGGCGCAGTTGAGGTGTGGGCAGATCGCCGCCCATCCCTGCCGCCATGCTGCCTCTGCATGGGTCCTGGCGACCGCGATGTTGTCCGCGACCGTGCGCCCGTTGCCGGCGGAGTAGGGACCGGAGATGTAGAGGATCGGGCGGGTCATGCGATCACTCCATACGTCCGCAGGTCGCTCTTCCCGTCACGGAGACCGACGATATACTGACAGAGTGTCGAGTATCCCCTCTGCACGGCGATCTGACTATCAATCGGTGCGCGATAATACCGATCCCGGACGAGCCACTCATCCACCTCGGTAATTAACGAGAAGTGTCTTCGGATCGCGCCATATGTGATCCAGAATACCCGATCGGATATCTCTCGATCGACGAGGATGTAAACATCCTGATCCCGGTTCGACGCCTTTTCGACCTTCCGGGCGAGAAATGACCACGAGTGCCACCGTCTCGGAGGCGAGGGATATTCTTCGAAAACATCGTTGGGTTTGCGTTCAACGTCGATCTTGCATATCTCCTTTCCAAACGTCAGTGACCGCCGATCGTAGGTGTGGACGATCACGTCTTGCGGCGAGAACTTCGCCCGGTCTCGCCCGACCGGACGCTCAGCCCGGATGCCATCGTGGATAAAGAGGGCGTTGAGCTTCGCGGCGACGACGAACTCCGGATCATGAGAGTATCCTGCGTTAAGGGCTCGCCAATCTTTACGTGACACCTGCAACCCGCCCCCTGACAATCTGCACGTTCACCGCGTCGATATCGAACCCGATCGCCTTCCGCCCCATCTCCCGGGCCATATCGAGGACCGTGCCGGATCCCATGAATGGATCGAGGACGGTATCTCCCGGATCGGTGAACGGCTCGAATATCTGCCGCAATTCTTCCTTGCCCTGCTGCCACTCGTGCGCCGACTTCTCGCGCCCGGTGCCGAGAATGACATCGCAGAAATACCGCTTCGGGGCCATCCGGGGCGGCTTGTGGAATATCAGGATCGGCTTAAACCCACACATCACACTCCGAGAATGAACTGCCTTTGTCGTTCCGGCGTGTTTCAGGGCGGCAATCCAGTAGAAGTCAAGGTGTCTGCACATCTGATCGAGGATGCGATCGAGATGAATGTGGCCCACGTAGGTTATCAGAAATCCGCCGGGTTTCAGGACGTATTCCGCCGCCCGCGCGAATCCCTCATAGTTCTCCAACCAGTCCTTAACGTATGGCGGATCCGTGATGATGCAATCGACCGATCCCTCACCGAGTATATGATAGTCCTTGAGGAAGTCGCCATGGTACACCTGCACGGATGGCGGAAGTTTGACGACTGCCGCCCCCTTCTCAGCGAGTTCTTCCCGGTGTCTCTGGAGGGTCTCCTCCTTCTTGATGTCGTTAAAGACCTTGTTGATTGATACGCCCGGATCGCCACGGCGGAGCTTCTCCTTCACCTCCTCCGGTGCCTTCTGCACGATCTTCTCAATCCGGGCGATGGTGTCGTGGGACACCCCGGCGATCTTGGCGATCTCCGCGCGGGTGTTGATCGGAGCAAATGCTTTTGCAGAATTCTGCAAAAGCAAAACACCGCCCTGCCCGCAAGCCTGGTTCTTCTTCGCCTTCGCCGCGATGATATGTTTTCTCTTCAGGGCGAGTTCTCCCCGGGTGAATGGAGTGAGGTTTCGCCGTGAGAACTGGTTGTCGATGATCCAGACCATCGCGTCATCGCGCGACGCGAACTCCATCTCGACGGTTTCGAACGGTTTCCCATGCGCCGTGCAGATCTCGTAGCGGGTGTGTCCGTCGACCAGAATGTTGTGACCTTTCCACACTACGAGGGCATCGCGGCATCCCTCCTTTAAAATAGACTCTTCGAGCCCCTTCCGCTCTTCTGGGAGGAGGGGCGGGATCAATGCTTTAAACTCTGGATCAATAGTTATCATTGTCGATCACTCGTGTAATGCTGTGGTCGTCCGGGCGGGCCGGTCAACTGCCAGGGAGACGGTCCGCCCGTCCATGTTCTTCTTGC